TTATTTTTCAGGGCAAGATCTGGTCAGCAGACCGTGCCAAAGAAGGGGACCGTGAATATACAGGGTCCAATAAGCACACCAAACATCTTCACATCTCAATTAAAGAAGGATGTGGAGATGACACTTCCCCTTGGTTCCCTTGGTTGGGTAAACCAAAGGTTGTCAATAAGGTAAAGGCTAATCTACCTAAACCTTTACCTAAGAAGAAAGAACCAACAAGTCCAAAGGAGAACTAATGGATAAGAAAAAGTTAAAGGCAATGGCAGCAACTTATTTACGTGCTGGAATTGCATCAGTAATCGCCCTGTACCTTGCGGGTGTGACAGATCCAAAGGCTTTAGCATCAGCAGCACTTGCTGCTATCGCAGGTCCACTGCTTAAGGCACTGGATCCCAAGAATGCAGAGTTTGGACGTGGGTCTAAGTAACCCACTAACGCGAGGCAGAAAGAGGCCCTCATTCCTTCGGGGATGGGGGCTTCTTTTTTTGTGCCACAAAACTAATTCATACCTGAGTTGCTATCCCCTGATAGATGAGTCTTTAGCCTGTGGCAGTTAGCACAGAGAGTTCTCAGGTTGGCTGGGTCATTGTTAAAGCGGTCACCGTCTACGTGGTCTACATCTAATTGACTGATGTGTACTGGCTTGAAGTTACAATCCTCGCAGTAGTCCTTACGGTATGCGTGGTAAGGAGAACGAACCTTCATCTGGTTAATCTTGTATATGGTATTGCATCTGTATCTACCTGTTACTGGCTTTGATTTATCCCGCGTCTTTAACTTAGTGGGGCCACAAACAGTGCACATTCCTGTGCGTTCTTCTTCATTGATCTCAGAAAGTCTGTGCTTCATCTTTATCTACTGGACAAGGAACAGTTACGATGTTGCCACAATTAACACAGGTACCATCAAGGAAGTACCAGACCAGTTCGTGATCCTCAAAGGATGCCATTATAGAAAAGACTTGTGAGCCACAAGGACAGACGTGTACTGGACCCAAACCTCTTAGGTCAGTACCAAATTTCTCTGGTAGTTTAGCCCTGAATTTTGGCAGCCTTGGTAGACGGAACCGCACAGTCAGTACCATACCATCGTGCCCCCTTGGGGCACCCTGTTTTATTCGCCTCACGGCTCATATTGTAATAACTAGTAAGCGTTGCTAACGCAACGACACGCCGATCTCTAGTATGATTCCAGTATGACAACCATCGCAGCGATAGAAGGAATTGACTACGCAGTTCTAGTAGCAGATTCACAGATCACAGAAGATAATCTCGTGACGTTAGCAACTAGTACACCTAAGATCGTTGAGGTTGGCAAGTTTCTAATAGGTATCTCAGGTGATACACGACCAGGAGATATACTTTCGTACAACTGGAAGCCACCGCTTTATCGCGGTGAGGATCCAGCACAATTTATGGGTAGGAAGATTATACCCAGTATCAACCAAGCATTTACCGACAACAACTACGACTACAACAAGGTGGACAAAGATGGTGGCTTCGATTATCTCATTGCTTTTAACAGTAATATCTTTCGTATTGCTTGTGATCTCTCTTTTTTCCAAGCAAATCACGGAACGTATGGCATTGGTAGTGGGGGGCAGTTTGCTCTTGGCTACCTGTCTTCAATTATCAAACCTGATATGGACGTAGAGTACGCAAAACGACACGCCCGTAAAGCCGTAGAGATTGCGTCGGTCCTTGACGCTAACACTGGTAAGCCCATACAGTTAGTAGTCCAGGAAAGGGTGTAGGAATGTACAAAGAAAAAAAGGTAGGGAAGACGTGGCTATCTTATGGCTACAACTTCAAGCAGATAAGTGTTGGACTTTTTATTGACAAGTACCGCATCAGCATTGATCTAGTATTCTTTTTTGTAGTACTGGAATTTTGATGGAGTTTAATACATACGATTATGTAAAGCCAGAGTTCAAAGAAGTTATAGCAACAGGTGAATACGCTGCACACTACTGGTTTGAGCAGGGTTGGAAAGCCTGTAGACTTGCTTTCCTATTACACGATCAAGCAGGGAAGGAAGCGGTATGAGTACTGACCCGAAAGAACTATTACTTACTGCACTACGTGCAGGGGATGCGAAGCGTTCACGATCTACACAGGTACAGATTGGTCCATCAGAGTTAGGTGGCTGTCGTCGTAAGGTCTGGTACAGATTAAACGATCAACCTGAAACTAATGAGAACGAGATGAAGTTAGCAGCCATTATGGGTACTGCTATCCACGCAGAAATTGAACGAGCACTAGCAGATAACCCTGATGTGATGGTCGAAACATCTGTTGAATACAACGGTATGAAGGCACACATTGACTGCTATGTACCAGGTACTGGTGATGTCATTGACTGGAAGACAAGTAAGGTTAAGAACCTTTTATACTTCCCATCAACACAACAGCGTTGGCAAGTACAGACATACGGCTACCTGTTAGCAAAGAATGGTCACGATGTAAAGCGTGTATCTCTAGTTGCTATAGCACGTGATGGTGATGAACGTGATGTCAAGGTACATACAGAAGATTACGATGAGAGCATTGCACTACAGGCATTGAACTGGTTAGCATCAATCAAGGGTGCGACAGAGGCACCAGATCCAGAACGCGATGCTAGTTACTGTAAGTTCTATTGTAAGTTCTACGACGCATCAGGTGAGATGGGATGCGTTGGTATAAAAAAAGAACATACGGCAGTCAATGATGTAATCATTGATGATGCTGATATTGACAGGAACGCACTGCTGTATCTACAGTTAGCAGCGCAGATTAAAGAGTTAGAAAAGCACCAAGATTCATTGAAGGCTTCTTTCGAGGGACTACTAGGTACAACACCTAGCGGGATAGAAGTCAGTTGGACAACTGTCAAGGGTCGTGAAAGTATTGACAGTGAAGAGGTAGAAAAACTACTTGGGTTTGTACCTAAGAAGTTTGGTAATGAATCACAGCGGTTACAAATCAAACAAACTGGAGGAAAGTAAATGGCTGCAAACGAGAACACAAAGTTCCAGATTAATTACAAGTTAAATGATGGAACGCTTATCAATCTATATGCTACAGATGTAAAGGATTTAGAGACAGGTCTAACAGATCTTTCAATGGTGGCAACACTAATCCGTACAACAGGTAATGACTTACACGGTGGTACACCAGCACCAGCACCAACAGTTGCATCAGTTGCGGAATCTTTTAACGCAACACCAGTAGCAGCACCTGCTCCAGTAGTAACAGAAGGACAGGCACCAACCTGTAAACACGGCAATATGGTATTCCGTAATGGAGTATCAGCACGTGGACCTTGGAAAGCCTGGATGTGCTCTGCACAAAAGGGTGCTCTAGATAAGTGCGACCCTATCTTCCTAAGATAATACGATGCGGGAACCTCGTGAGTACGAGAACCCGTTATGTGCACAGGTAGGTGGAGACTTCTGGTTCCCTGAAAAAGAAAAGGGATTAGTAAGTCCAGCAGATGTTCAATTTGCGAAGTCAATTTGTAAGACTTGTATTCATAGAACTGAATGCGCTGAGTGGGGAATCCGCAAAGAGCAGCACGGTATATGGGGTGGGCTTGCACCACGTGAACGTCGCGTGATGAGAAGACAACGCAGAATAAATCTTGGAGGGGATGAGAAAGTTGCTTGATCTAAAGAGGGCATTGGGCACCAGCACTATTAAGGCTGTGCCATTGCCTGATGTATGGACTGGCTTGGCTAGTGAGTCCATTAAGTTTAGACGAGGGCAAGTATGTATGGTTGCTGCAGCCCCTAATGCTGGTAAGAGTATGTTTTCTCTTGTCTATGCAATCAAGGCAAAGGTACCAACACTTTTCTTTTCCGCAGATACTGATACTGCTACGGTGTTAATGCGATCTGCAGCGCAGATCTCAGGGCACACACAGTTAACAGTTGAATCCAATATGGATTACAAACCTGACTACTACGCTGAACATCTCAACAAGATGTCGCACATACAATGGGTCTTTGATTCAAGTCCATCATTAGATGACATTGAATTAGAAATCAAAGCCTACGTTGAACTGTATGGAATAGCACCTGAGTTAATTATCATTGATAACTTAATGAATGTTGCAGCCGAAACAGACAATGAATGGGCTGGGCTACGTGCAATTATGATGGAGTTGCACGATATGGCACGCAAGACAGAGGCTTGTGTCTTAGTACTTCATCACGTATCAGAGCAGAGTGAGTACGGTTCACCAATGATGCCACCACCACGTCGTGCTATACACGGCAAGGTCAGTCAGTTACCAGCGTTGATCTTAACGCTTGGTTATGAGCCAGGCCAAGGTGGAGGAATGTTGCGTGTGGCTGCGGTAAAGAATCGTTTCGGTCCACACACAGCAGATGCCTCGAAATGGGCTACACTATTTGTTAACTTCGCATCGTGTCAGATAGGAGATCAAGATGCACAAGGCAGAGCATACTTGCGGGTCTGATGGCTAACAAGAACGGAAGAAAAGGTTCTCAGTTTGAGACAGATGTTATGAAATGGTTACGTAGTAAAAGCGTAATAGCAGAACGTCTGACTAAGGCTGGGGCAAAGGATGAGGGAGATATGGTTGTTATCATATCTGGAGAAACCTACATCCTTGAACTCAAGAACAGGCAGACCCTTTCCCTGCCTGAGTTCTGGAGAGAAGCGCAAGTTGAGGCGCTTAACTATGCAAAGGCAAGAGGTATCGGGGAAGTACCTATGTCTTACGTTGTAGTTAAGCGTCGCAACGCATCAATAGATCAGGCTTGGGTAATCCAAGACTTAACTCAATGGCTAAAGGAGAAACAATAATGCCAGTACCACAGGGAAACATAACAACGACAGAGATACTAATACCAGAAGTTGTACAAGAAGTCGTACAAGTATTAGAAGTGGTTGAAGATTCAACTACTTTAGAAGAGGCAAGTGATAGTACGCCTGAGTAGGGATGAAGTAAGAGTTTGTACGATGCTCGCCACAGAGCGTTGGCTTGCTAAGTATGGTTCTGTAGACAGACCAAACTATGCAGATGGTAAGAAGAACGGCTACCTAGAGCACGAACTTCTTGCCAATGTCCGAGCCAACGTCTCTGAGTGGGCAGTTGCTTCTCTTACTGACTCATCTTGGAATGTACCTTGGTATCCCAATGAACTACATCCTCGTCGGGCTAAGTTGCCTGATGTGGGTGTGAACTTTGAGGTACGCACGGTACGCATCCCT